GGCAGCTTAGGCAAGCCCTCTAAAATGCCCGGGCTGTCCTACGGTATCAGTGCTACATTGTGCAAGGTAGGCGCAGCACTTGCCAAGATCAAGGGCAGCACCTGCGAAGGCTGCTATGCTCTCAAGGCTAACTATTCATACCCAAGTGTTAAAGCTGCCCATGCCAAGCGAGTCGCTGGGCTAACTGATCCACAATGGCCTGAGGCAATGATTTACTTAATCGGCAAGTCAGGCGAATCCTATTTCAGGTGGCACGATTCAGGCGACCTTCAGAGCTTTCAACATTTACTCAATATCGTTAAGATTGCAGAGGCTTTGCCCAATGTGTCTTTTTGGCTGCCTACCCGTGAAAAGGGCCTAGTGAATCAATATCTAAGGGCTTTTCAGGCATTCCCTGCTAATCTTGTGGTTCGGGTATCGGCTGCAATGGTTGACGCTGCTGCGCCCTTAGGCTTTGATCATACTAGCACTGTGCACAATCAAGGCAAGGCCGAGGGCTATAGTTGCCCAGCACAGTCGCAGGGTAACAAGTGTCAAGATTGTAGGGCCTGCTGGGATCGTAATATTTCTAATGTATCTTATCATCAACACTGAAAAGGGGTTTAAAATGTTAGTCTTCAAATATCCAAGCAAGAAAGTATTAAAAGAAAACATTGGCAAGCCATTGCGCTATATTGAAACGAGCATGTTCGGCGAAGAGTATCGGCCTAATGGTGTATTGACTGGGGCTAATCGCCCGCATATGACTGGATTGGGTAGGGAATTTTTCGCCAATGTCACAATGGAAAACGGGCTAATCAAGGCCGTTAAATAGTAGGCTAGTACTATCCTATAGTGTCTCTATAGCAGGGGCACTATAGGGCTAATATTGGCCTTAGAATAGGGGTTTTATTATGACTATGCTACAATATGCTAGTATCGCAGTACTTTTGCTGGGTTGTGCCGTTGTCATCATTGTGATGAAGCCGTGGGATCTTGACTAATTGAAAAGGGGATTATAATGAATGCTTATGACATGGAAGGGAATTTGTCATTGATATGGAATGCTTTACACTTTTACAGGGAGCATGGAATACCCGAAGGCGTTTCAGAATATGACGATCAATGGTCTGAATTGTGTTCCGCAATGGCTTACATTTCGGAGGATCTAGAGATTGATTCAATGGAGATTAAATAATGACTAACGAAGAGATTCAAACAAAAGCAGAGAATATCGCACTTGCTAATTTTCTCTCGAATTCGCCCGATAGCATGTCTTATGATGAAGTAATCGAGGCACTATTAAACGATAGTGACAATGCCCTAATCGATAAAGATATTTATATTTGGTCACCATTCGAGCATTTCCCTGCGAGTGATGTCGCTAGATATATCGAAGACTTAAAAGATTCGGTTATGTGGAATTTTAAAATGGAGGGGCAATAATGTATTCAATCACAATTAAAACCTGCGGAAACCCTGACAGATTCCAAGACCCTGACAAGCCATTAACGGGTGTCCCGACTACTGTGCTAGAATCTGAAAGCTTAGAAGGCCTTCAGTCATTAGTACAAGATTTTCAGACTGAAAACTTTATTGGGTCAGGCAATTGGATCAATCCCAAAGTGTTACATAATGGGGCTGTTATTGGGGTTATGTCTTTTAACTGTAAATTATGGGGTTAACTATGAAGCATAAACAATGCAGATCAGATCAGATCAACGGGAGCAGTCTACGGGGCTATGTCAACGCCACTTATGACGAATTGTGTCGCTGTTTCGGAGCTCCAACGGTCTTTATTGGCGATAAGACCAATGCCGAGTGGTTTATTGAATTTGAGGATGGCTCGGTCGCCACCGTCTATGATTGGAAACTAGATCACATACCATTGGAACCGTATCGATGGCACATCGGCGGATTTGATGCCTATGCCGTTGCATCTGTACACGAGGCTCTGATAGAATCAAGGCTCTCTAACTTTACCAACAAGCAAAAGGAGGTTTTATCGTGTTATTAACGAATAAAGAAGTAGTGGATATCTTAGACGAAAGGCTAGACTATAGTGATTTCGGCAATTGGCACGGCAACGAAGACGATTTGATCGAATTTGCCTACCATATCGTCAAAGCAGAAGATGAGAAAAGGCTAAAGTTAGCGTATGAAAAGGATCGATTGAGAGATGCCCATTTTAGCGAATCGATGACTGCTTTTGATGCCTTAACCATTAAAAGGGGGACATCCTAATGCGTTGCCGTTCCTGCGATGAAGCATTGACTGATTATGAGACAACGATTAGGTCACTTCACACTATGGAATATGTCTCTATGTGTAAACAGTGCCTAAAATCGATTAAAACCGACCTCTGTGCCGTTGGAAATGTTTCCCTGATGTCTGAGGCCGATGAAGTCGAGGAAGGCACTGAGGCCGATTTAGACCACTTAGCGGGCATTGATGACTTTGAAGACGATCCTTGGAGAGACAGGTAACTTGGCACGATTCTTGCTATTAAAGACTATATTGATTAAATAGTCTATATTGAAAAAGACTTTAATAAAGATTTTAATTCTTTAACTATATAGGTAACTATTTAGAAAGGTAGGACTAGATGGAAAATGATGACTTAGAAAGAATTTATTGGTTTTGTGTTTCTGATTGTGTTGACCTATTAGCGCACGGTTCTACCGACATTGAGACTTTGCTCAATGACGTTTATGAGGCTTTGAAGCGCACTAAACCCGAAAGTGGGAATTGTGTTGCCCTTTTGGCAATACTTGACCAATTAGCTCAGGAAAGGATTAGGATCAATGCAAATACAGTCTAAAAACAGGTTCGTTAGGCATACTGAGTGCTCAGACTGTGGCTCTTCAGACGGTAGGGCAGTTTATTCAGATGACAGCACCTATTGTTTCGTGTGCCACAAAGCCTCTAAAACGCTCTCAGAGGGCTTCTCTGACCAAGGAAGGGGTAAGGTACTAACCATGACTCACAAACCCGTTGTAGAGCCTCTAAAGGGCATTAGCGGTCAATTCCTAAGCATACCTGAGCGAGGTATCACCAAAGCTACCTGTGAAGCCTATGGTGTCAGACAATCAGGGACAGAGCATTATTATCCCTACTGTGACGATAGGGGCACCGAAGTGGCTTTCAAGGTCAGATCAGTGGCTGACAAGCAATTCCGAAGCCAAGGCAACATTAAAGAGGCTATCTTATTCGGTCAGAATAGGTATCCTGCCGGTGGTAAATATTTGACCATTTGCGAAGGCGAATTAGACGCACTAGCTGCCTTTCAGATGACGGGGTCTCTCTACCCTGTGGTGAGCATCAAAAACGGGGCACAATCGGCTGTGAAGGACTGCCAAGCCCAATTCGAGTACATCGACAGCTTTGAGACTGTGGTGCTTGCCTTTGATGCTGATGAACCTGGGCAGGAAGCAGCTTTAGCCGTTGCTGACCTGTTTGGATCTAAGGTAAAGATTATGAAGATGGGCAAAGGGTTCAAGGATGCTTGTGATTATCTCAAGGACAACAAATCTGCGGATTTCGTGAAGGCATGGTGGGCAGCAGAGACTTATGTGCCCGATGGTATCGTTGCTGGCTCTGAGTTGTTTGAGTTGGTTATGCAGCCCTTGCCCAAGGCTCAGGCGCACTATCCCTATGCTGGCCTCAATGGCATGACAGGCGGTATCAGACAGCAAGAGATGGTGGTGGTTACTGCTGGCTCTGGCCTTGGTAAGTCTCAATTCATCAGAGAAGTGATATGGCAGTTGCTCTGCGAGACCAAGGACAACATCGGGATTATGTTCTTGGAAGAGTCTGTTAAGCGGACTGCCTTGTCTCTGATGTCGCTAGCGATCAATAAGCCACTGCACCTAGCAGAGACTGAGGCAACAGAATCGGCTAAGAAGGAAGCCTTTGATAAGACACTTGGCTCTGATAGGCTTTTCTTTTATGACTGCTTCGGCTCTACCGCAATCGACAACATCATCAACCGGGTTCGATACTTTGCCAAAGGCTTGGACTGCAAGTACATTCTGCTAGACCATGTCTCAATCGTGGTGTCGGCTCAGGATCACGGAGATGAGCGCAAAGCCATTGATGAGATTATGACCAAGCTGCGGATGATTGTGCAAGAGACAGGCGTGGCCTTGTTTGTGGTGTCCCATCTCCGCAGGCCAGAGGGCAAAGGCCATGAAGAGGGTGCATCCACTAGTCTGTCCCAATTAAGGGGTTCAGCAAGTATTGGACAATTGGCTGATATGGTGTTAGGATTGGAAAGAGCAGCACAGCATGAAGACCCAATCGAGAGGAACACCACTAGGGTCAGGGTTATCAAGAACCGATACAGCGGAGAGACTGGTAAAGCCTGTGCCGTTCTCTACGACAAGCACACAGGCCGCATGAATGAGATAACGGAGGCCGCACTATGAATCTAGAAGAAATTGAAAAGCTGATAGAAAAGTGGTCAATTGATGCTGACAAGATTGATCTTGATAATTTTGATAAAGATTTGTATAGCAACCCAAGCGCACGAGAAGTAGGCAGGTTATACCTAATAAAAGATTTTATGGAAGCAGGAGCAAAACATCTTGCTAGATCACAACAGGGTTTAGTTGTTGATAAGAAGTATCTTGTTGCTTGGCAGAAGAATAAATGGAGACTATTGAACAGGAATAATTGGTACTACTATAAAAACCCTAAGCATCTGTACGAAAATTATTTTAAAGAAAAGGAGGCACTATGACATCCGCACTACTGATAGGTTGCTTTGCTTTTATATCATCAATATTGAAAGGCTTGAAATGACTGAATATTCTTATGACTACTGGAACGATGCTGACTACGACACTGTTGACTACAGTGCTGTTGAGCAGCTAGAAGAGCGCATCAAAGACCTTGAAGAGGTCAACGAAGAGTTGACAGCACAGATCAAGGTTGCTGTTAAACTGGTTAGTAAGTTTAATCATCCCGAAGAATATGGACACTTGCTCGACTCTGATGCAAAGCGTGAAGTAATGGACTTTTTAAAAATCTATGGAGACTATCTAAAATGAAACTAGAACTGGAGGTGGATACCTGTGTTGGACTGGGCGATAGTGGTAATGTTGAGTGTTTTATTTTTACTGATGACGGCAACGTTCCTGCTATAAGCATCGATAAGAAGCTGGAAGACTTGGTGCTAGAGTTTATTGATCTAAGGCAGGTCAGTGGAAAATACTCTGATGCCCACAATCCTGAAAGGCAGGCATTGATGAACGCACTTGAAGACTGCCTAGCACTCTTAAAGCAAGCATGAGTAGCTCGCTGATCATCGTAACCGGCTGCATCTATGCCTACATCGCAGCAGAGCAGGGCATGAAGGGCAACATTGCTCTTCTGGTGGTGTATGCCGGTTATGCCTTTTCTAACGTAGGTCTTTATTGGATGGCTACAAAATGACTAACTACCTGCTTTTTCTGTTATTTGTCGTTATCTTCGCCCTTTGGCTGGCTTATAAGGAGGATTAAATGTCTAAGCAACGAGTGTCTGGTGTGCCCTATGAGGTTGAACTTAGTCCCTACAACCCATTAGACTACATAAAAACTAAGGCTGACTTGGATGCTTATGTGTCTGCCTACTGTGCCGAGTTAGAGCGTGAGAACGCTATGATGAGGGCTAGGATGCAAAGGCTTGAGGATGAGAACCGTACACTGGATGCCTTGGTGTTTCGGCTTAATACAGAACTGATGAACCTAAAGAACACCATCAAATGAGCCCATGTAAAACAATTTGCAAAGTTGATCAAACAGGTGTATATTGTATTGCCTGCTTTAGATTGATGTCAGAGATTGAGCAGTGGCCTACTATGGACGATACACAGAAGGCATTTGTGATAGCAGCTTCAGAGTTAAGGAGGATAGCAAATGAAGCCGATAAGCGTTACAAGCGTAATAAATAAGAGTGGTGTCCTGACGTTGTACCTACTAACAGATGATGGTACCCTACTAAAGAAGAGCGAAGATGAATCAAGCTGGACAGAAATCGATAGTTTTTTTAGACATAGAGACCAACTCCCAGTTGAGCCAGATCCACCTATGCGTAACAAAGGAATTAAGAAGCGGAGAAGTTAGATGTCATCACAAGGCAGACACTTTATTAAAAATGTTAGAGGCACAACCACAAGTAGTAGCGCACAACGGAATCAGCTTCGACTTCCCAATCTTGAACAGGCTATGGAATACGAAGATAACTCCGTCGATGTGCATAGACACCCTAGTCATGTCAAGGCTGATGAGTCCAAAC